GCATGAAGTTACTACCCCTAAAAAAGCAAGCCATTCCAGCCGAACCCCTAAAGTTGGAATTTACCCCCGAAGAACTCGAAGACTTAGTAGCTGAACGTATCAAAAGCGTGGCCGGAGAAATTATGCCCAAACAACCCGAAGAAGCCGTACAGCACAATAGCGTCACCATCAGTCTTGCGCCGTTAGTTGACGGTAAGCATAGGCGCTGGCTAGTCACTCAAGCACTGGACGAAATGACGATCATGCAGTCCATAAGACCCGATCAAGATCTTAGAAGTAAAACGGAGGTGTTGATTGATGTCGGCGCTAGTAAAGACGCGCTAAAAGAATTGATTAATCAACACATCCCCCTTGATCTATTACCGTGGCTGATTAATTTATCCAGTGAGCGCATGGGCGATTGCATTCAGACCTTAAGAGTCACTTCGACAGCGGCGGCTTAAGACGATGTTTAAAAATGTCACTTTCATCATCGACGAACGCACGGCTTTCCATGCTAAACACACCATTGACGGTTTACCGACTGATGGCAGCATGAAAGTCGTTATTCAAAAGCACGTCAAAAAGCGTACAGGTGGGCAGAATCGTTACCAGTGGAAAGCCATATTAGGCGACATATCGCGTCAAGTGCGTATTGGCGGTAAAGGCTTTACGCCTGATGTTTGGCATGAGCATCTTAAGGCTATGTTCTTGCCAGATATGGCTATTGATGGATTAACCGTACCTACTTACGTTAAATGGCAGGAAATGCCTGACGGGACGCTCAAAATGGTCGGTAGTACTACGAAGCTGACGACTAAGGGCATGAGTGTGTATTTTGAACAACTCTACGCTTATGCGGTATCTGAATTGGATGTGAGGTTTTCGGCTAATGTCTAGGCTTACTGAATCAGCGCGCGGACAACCATGCACCGTGCGTTTAGAAAGCATTTGCAATCACAACCCTGAAACCGTGGTACTGGCTCATTTAAACGGCGGCGGCATGGGCCTAAAGAAATCAGACTTACAGGGGGCGTTTTGTTGTTCAAGCTGTCATGACGAGATTGACCGCAGGACGCGCATTACTGATAAGTGCTATGCAGAACTAGCGCATAGGCAAGGTGTAGAACGAACTCAAGAGTATTGGCTTAAAAATGGCTACATCAAAGTATAAAAACAAAAAGACCGTCTGCGGCGGCATTACTTTTGACTCGATGGCAGAGGCTAAGCGCTATGAATATCTAAGCCTGCTAGAACGCTCAGGTCATATTAGCGGCTTAACGATGCAGGTCAGATTTGAGCTAATCCCTAAGCAGGTAGGTACGTTCTTTTTAGATGATGATATTCCTGTAGTAGTTAAAGAAAGGGCGTGCTACTACATTGCAGATTTTCAATATAGACAGGGCGGAAGTATAGTTATCGAGGACGTAAAAGGTTTTAAAACCAAAGATTACATTATTAAACGCAAGCTCATGCTTGAAAAGCACGGCATCACAATAAGAGAAATTAAATGACAATCGACGCATTAATTTATTTCGCCACCATTTTAGTCATGATCTGTGTATGGGTTAAGGCGGCTAGGTGGTAGATGTATCGATAGTGCTATTTATTGGCATCACAAATGGCTGGCATACAGTGGAGATGTGGGAATGGTATTAGATTTTATAGCTAAACTGGGCGCAATGGTTGTTGTGGCGGTAATTTTTATCATGGCGTTTCCGTTATTAATTTGGTTGATATTTTTTGGAGAGAATAAACATGACTGATATTACTGAAACACTGAAAGAGCGCGGCAGCAGATATGGTAGTTTTGAAAGTCACGCTGAGATTACCCAAGACTTAAAGCTTATCATTCAAGAGGCGTTAGATTCTAAGCTTAAGATTCTCGATGCTGACATGAAAGAAGCGCTAGATATGATCTGCCACAAAATAGGCCGGATAGTGAATGGCGATCCTTGTTATGCGGACTCGTGGGTTGATATTGCCAGCTATGCGAAATTGGTGGCAGATCGATTAGAGCAATGAGCAGGAGCCAACTAGCTCAAGATATCATTGATCTGATTGGCTTTGAAGCCGCTGTTAAGTTTTTTGAAACCTACGGCGGGATGACGGTTTATGTGTCGAAAAAAGTGCCTGGAGCTCGAGAAGCTCGAGATCAGATGATACGCAACGACCGGCTGGCAGGTGAGAGCGCGTGGAAATTGGCCAAAAAATACGAACTGCACGTTAGAAAAATCTTCGCTATCTGTAGAAATGTTAAATAGTGCCCTTTTTTGACTTATAAAGGGCATTTTTTGCCCGTATAGTTGATTCAAACTTAAAAGGACAGGTTATGGATCAGTTACTAAATCAAATCAAACGGCACGAAGGATTTTCCGAACATGCCTACCGCTGTCCGTCGGGAAAGCTAACTATCGGCTATGGCTATAATCTCGACGCTAACCCGTTAAAACTCAGCTCGGTGGAGATTAAACACGCGGCAATCGAGGGCATGATGGAGCATGAGGCAGAAAGGCTGCTTAATCTTATGGTCGGGCGCTGTATAGATCAACTTGATACGGCTATTCCTTGGATCGTTGATATTGGTGATGCAAGGGAAAGCGTACTGATTAACATGGCTTATAACATGGGCGTAGTCGGACTCTTGAAGTTTACTAAAACCTTAGCGTTAATTAAGGCCGGTGATTACAGCAAAGCAGCAGACGAGATGCTTAAAAGCGCATGGGCCACACAAGTAGGGCATCGATCAGTTGAGTTAGCAGAGCAAATGCGGACGGGTATTTATGGCGCTTGATCCGCTCACGGCTGGCTTTGATCTAATCAAGACCGGGCTCGATAAGTTTTTTCCAGACGCTGACACAGAGCTAAAGGGCAAGCTTGCCGAAGCTGCTAGTCAGATCAATGACGACTATCAACTACAACTAGCCCAGCTAGACATCAATAAAATAGAGGCGGCCAGTTCGTCACTATTCGTTTCTGGCTGGCGGCCTGCTATCGGCTGGATCTGTGGGATATCGCTAGCTTATGCGGCTATTATTGAGCCTATCGCTAGGTTTATAGCCTCAGTACTGTTTGCTTATGTCGGTGTTTTCCCAGTCATCGATACTGACATCACTATGCAGGTCCTCATGGGCTTGTTGGGCCTTGCAGGTATGCGCACCTTTGAAAAACACAAAGGGGTCAGTAAATGAGCCAACATGCTGAACGCATAGCATCGATATTGCAGACTAGCACTTATACAGTGAGCGGCGGCTTAGTCGCTGGTGATTGGTTATCAATGCTCGATAATCACGCGGCTGCATTTGGTGTGCTACTGGGTACGCTGACTTTCTTAACCAATCTAGTTTTTCAATATCTCAATCACCGAGCAACTGCTAAAAAATAATGGATGGCAAAATCAACGTTAGCAGACTGGCAAAACGCTAAGGCTTTATTCGAGGCCGGAAAGTCCTTATCCGATATCAATAAAGAGACTGGAATTGACCGGGCAACAGTATCTAAGCGTGCTAAAAAAGACGGCTGGAAAAAGGGTATTTATCAACAGTTAATAGTTGATGGCGCTAGGGTTAAGGCTGAAATTTCAACACTTGATTCAACAGTGTTGAGCGTTGTTGAAAAAGAGATTGAGGAGCGCACTAAACATATTCAATTTTTTACCAACGCAGCGGTTAAAAATGTACAAGAAGCCATGAAAATGAACTGTGAAGATCAGATGGACTATAAATTAAGAGCCGATACCATCCTTAAAGGCAAAGAAGCGGTATTAGGTAAAGAGGCTAGTACCGTTATTAATAATACCAATGCTCAACAAAATATTGCACCGATAACATCAATTAACTGGATAGATCCATAGTGGATATTAAATGCGCACCTATTTATAGGCCCTTACTAAAACCCTCTCGCTACAAAGGTGCGTGGGGTGGTCGTGGCAGCGCCAAGAGTCATTTCTTTGCAATACTGTTAATCGTGCGCATGATTGCCAGCAAAACCGATGCGGTCTGTATTCGTGAGATTCAGGGCAGCCTGAAAGAGTCGGTTAAGCGCCTGATTGAAAATAAAATCGAGGACATGGGTGTGTCTCATTTGTTTGTGATTATCGAGTCAGTCATCCGCTGTAAAGCGGGTGGTCAAATTATCTTCACAGGTATGCAAAACCATACGGCGGAATCAATAAAATCGCTGGAAGGCTACGACATTGCTTGGGTAGAAGAGGCGCAATCTTTAAGTAATCGCTCACTTGAGTTACTCAGACCAACGATCAGAAAGCCGGGCAGTGAATTATGGTTTAGCTGGAATCCCAACAAAGCCAGTGACCCTATAGATAGATTGTTGCGCGGTAATAACCCGCCTAAAGATGCCATTGTCGTTAAGGCAAATTATGCTGATAACCCGTGGTTTCCCGATGTGCTACGTGATGAGATGGTTATGGATCAGATCCGTGACCCTGACAAATACGCGCATATCTGGCTGGGGGAATATCAAAGCGTTTCAGATGCTCAAGTACTCAAAGGCAAAGTCAGTATTGAAAGCTTTACACCGATTGAATACTGGGACGGCCCTTACTTTGGCGCTGATTGGGGCTTTAGTGTCGATCCTACTACCCTGGTTAAGCTCTGGATTCATGCTGATATTTTATATATCGAATATGAAGCCTATGGCGTTGGCGTAGAGATCGATCACACGCCTGCCCTGTTCAAAACCGTACTGGGTAGCGAGACACATATTATCCGTGCCGATAATGCCAGACCGGAAACTATCAGCTATATGAGACGTGCCGGTTTTAATATCCGTGGTGCGGTCAAGGGTAAAGGCAGCGTTGAGGATGGTGTCACCCATTTACGCGGTTATGAAAAGATTGTTATCCATCCTCGCTGTGTCCATGCCATCGAAGAAGCGAGGCTATGGAGCTATAAGACCGATAGATTAAGCGGTGATATCCTGCCTGTGCTGATTGATGCTGATAATCATATTTATGACGCGGTGCGTTATGCGCTTGAACCCATTATGCACAATGGCACTCGCGGCCATAGCATCACCACCCCAACCTTTAACGCCGTAAGCGGCTGGTAAACTATGAAACAGCAAGACATAAACCCCTTATTGCACCGAGAGATAGGCGCTCATCATCCGGCCACCGGCATAGCGGCTATTATGGCGATTCTGTCCCGCGCTGAACAAGGCGACTTGATTGCACAGTCTGAATTGTTTAGCGACATGGAAGAGCGCGACACTCATATTTTTGCTGAAATGACCAAGCGTAAGATGGCCATTTCTCAGCTAGACTGGGAGTTAAAGCCCAGCCTAAGCGCAGGGGCACGAGAAAAGAAAGACATTAAAGCCCTGCAATACTTGCTTGATGATGCCTTAGACATCGAGAGCTTAGTCTTTAGTATGGCTGATAGTATTGGTCATGGTTTCGCGGCTTTAGAAATCCAGTGGCAAAATACTAGCGGCTATTGGCTACCAGAGAAGATAATCCACCGGCCACAGCGCTGGTTTACCGTCGATAAAGCCACTCGCGAAAATTTACGCCTACGCGATGGTTCACTGGATGGGGTAGAGCTTGCCAACTATGGCTGGATAATTCACGAACATAGCAATAAATCTGGTCCATTGGCTACTCGTGGACTATACCGCACGCTAGCGCTGCCTTATCTATTCAAAAACTTCGCGACTAAGAACTGGTTGAGATTCTGCGAGTTATACGCCGTACCGATTCGCGTCTTATTTCATCACGAAAAAGACGAGGCTAAAAAATACGGACTCTTAACCGCAATGCAAGCCATGGGCCAGAACGGCGTAGCCCTGCTTGAGGGCGGTATGCAAGACGATCTTAAGACCGTCGATGCAGCCAAGGGCGAAGGTCAAGGCTTCTTGAACCTGATCCAGTGGTGTGAGGGCTCAGTCTCTAAAGCGATTTTAGGCGGCACCCTAACCAGTGATAGCGGCAAGAATGGCAACTATGCCACCGCCTCGGTACATGACCAGGTGCGTAACGAAATAAGAGACCATGACGCAAAACAAATAGCCGAAACGCTGACTAAACAGCTATTAGGGGCGATTATTGCCGTAAATGGCCTTAATTTGCATTGTAAATGGGTGTTTGATACCCAACAATCCGCAGATTTAGCTTTATACGCCGATGCCATACCTAAGTTAGTAACGGCTGGCTTTCAGATCCCAACCAGCTACCTTTACGACAAGCTCAAGATTCCCATGCCAGAAAACGGTGAAGACATCTTAGCAGCAACTCCAGCAGTTCCAGCAACTACACCGACAAAACCAACCGCATTGGCTGGCGATATTCAGCAGCCAGCGCTTACAGCCGATCAACAAGCCATTGAGGATTTAGCCGATGGAGTACTTAATGCCTTGTCTAGCCCTATTGATCCGACCGTTATCGCCTCAGCTATCAGAGCCGCTAAAGACCCGCAAGACCTTGAAACAAGGTTAGCCGCCATACTTTTAGGTGCTGATACCACCGACTTTAATAAAACCCTTGAACAAGCGCTATTTGCCGCCGACGTCATGGGCTACGCACACGCTATTTAACTTAAACTAAGGAATATCATGCCCGCATTAACCAACTACACCGAAAACAATATCATCAACCACATCTTTCGCACTGCATCTTTCGCGAAACCTTCTGTCTTATACATTGGTTTAATCACTACCTTAACCGATGGTGAAGCGGGAACAGTCACCGAAGTGACTGGTGGTTCTTATGCTAGGGTTGCCCGTAATCCTTTAGATACTAACTGGGATGTAACCACAACGACAGGTACAACAGCTAATACAGCCTCTATCCAATTCCCTGCGGCTACGGCTGATTGGGGTGCGGTAACGAGCTTTGGTATTTGGGATGCTGCAACAGGCGGCAACTTACTTATTTATTCAGCTTTAACTAATCCTAGAACTATTACCAATGGTACTACCCCTAGTTTTGGTGCAGGTGCTTTAACTTTCCAAATAGATAACTAATTTATGATAGTTATAGACTTTATCAAAACAGATGGAGTTCATACACTATCAGATGCCCTATGGCTTGAAGATGACAATACCTTCACCGAACTTGAGATCGAAGCCATGAAGCAAGATGCTTTCGATATGTGGTTAGCGATCCTGCTTACTCAATCCAATGGGGTGACCTGATGGCTACCAAATATTGGGCTATAGGTGGTGGTGATGGAAAATGGAGAGCCAGTACAGGATCGGCTGACGGTAATTGGAGTTCCACAGCTGGCTCTGTAGGCTATGCTGCAACAACCCCTCCTTTAGCTACCGATGCGGTAATATTCGATGCTTACAGTCCTAGCTGTTCAACGATTGCTGGCGCTACCTGTTTGTCTCTAAATGCTTCCACCTTCAGTGCAACTAATACACTGACTCTCGGTGCAGCTCTTACTATGACAAGCACGTGTATATTTCTGCAAGGCACATTCTCTTTGTTGGCGTATACCCTGCAATGCAGCGCATTCACCTCATCAGGATCATTAACACGAGGCTTAAACTTTGGTGTAGGTGGTGTAGGTAGCATCATTTGTACAGGCGCAGGTTCTGTTTTTTCGCTGACGGGCGCGACTTCAGTTAATATGACCTTTACTGGTAGCGGACTCATAGTAACACTGTCTGGTACTACAACCACAAGCACAACGATTAGCTCTGGAAATGCGCTGGGTATATCAAATCTAGTTGATTTCAGAGTCACTGCTGGTACATATAGCCTTACTACTACGTCAGGAATGTTTTTAAGAAGTTTGGACTTAACCGGATTTTCTGGAACTTTACTATCGAATTTACGGTATCTGTACGGTAACTTAAAGCTCTCATCCACTATGCTGGGCACACAAGCAGCTACATCAATCACTTATTTTGCTGGGACATCTGGAACACAGACCATCACCACAAACGGTAGAATACTGGATTTCCCAATAACCTTCAATGGTACAGCCGCTTACCAACTGGCAGACAGTATGACAGTTGGTCTGCTGGGAGGAACATCACGTAGTGTTATCCTTAGTGGTGGAGCTTTAGATCTGAATGGCTTTACGCTAACTTGCGGTACTTTTAGTGTCACCAACTCACAAATAGTAAAATCTCTCAAGGGGGGTGTGTC